GCCATGAACAACATGGGTGTGGCGGCTGCGGACGGCGTTGGTTTTATGGACAAACTGTTCCAGGCGTCCCAGAGCACCGGCGTTGGCATGACCGAGCTGGCCGAGAAGATGAGCAGGATGGGCGCTTCCATGCGCGCGGCCGGATTCAGCGCGGAGGAAAGCATGGCGCTGTTTGCGTCGTTCAACAAAGCAGGAGTCAATACCGAGCAGGTTGTCGGCGGTATCCGCAAGGCCATGGCCAAGATGGCCGAAGTTGGGGTGAACGATATTCCGGGTGCGCTGAGGCGCGCTGTCGAGTCGATCAAAAACACCGCCAGCGCCAGCGAAGCTACGAAGAAATCCATGGCGCTTTTCGGCCAGAAAGCCGGGCCGGATATGGCCGTCCTGATCCGCGAGGGCAAGCTGTCCATCGGCGAACTGACGGATCAGCTGCTGAAAAGCTCCGGCCTTATCGCTCAGACTGCCAAAGATACGGACGGGGCCGCTGAAAAGTGGAACAGGGCGAAGAACGCCATGACCCTGACGGCGCAGTCGCTGGGCGATTCACTGCTTTCTCTTGGCGAAGACTACGTCCTGCCCGCCATCGATTGGTTCAACGAATTGACTCCCTCCGCCAACAGGGCGGTTGTCGCGCTGGGCGCATGCGCGGTAGCGCTTGGCCCCTTGTCGTATCTTGCAGGGAGCATCGTGTCGGCCGGCGGTGGCATGATCGGATTCCTGAGGGGCGGATATCTCGCTCTCAAAAATCTTGCGATGGTGACGCTGTCTACCAAGGGGGCGATGCTTCTGCTCGCCAGGGATATGGGCTTGATCGGCCAGGCCGCGGCCGTAACCGCGGCGTCCATGGTCAACGCCTGCGGCACGGCTGATAAATTAAGGATGGCGATGACGGGGCTGGGCGGCGTCCTGACCGGACCGACAGGGCTGTTGCTGGCTTTGGGTGCGGTAGCGGCCTATCTTGCTTATGATTACATCAGTTCCAGCCGCAAAGCGCAGGCCGAAACGGCGGCGTTCAAGGCGGAGATCGACAAGCTCGCCCAGAGCATTGAATCGCTTTCGGATATGGAGCTGGATCTCAAGACGGATGCGGCTCGGGAAAAGGTTGAAGCGCTGCAGAAGGATCTTCAGTCCAAAATCGACAGCTACGATCTCGTCAAAAAAGTGGATATGCCCGGAGACCTTGCCAGCACAGCTGTTCCAGAGATTCACGAAAAGAGGATCCACGAGGCACAAAAAGCGCTGGATCAGGAGCGGGAACGGCTGGCTGTCCTGACAGGCGAAGCGAGGTACCGCGATTATCTTCCGCAGATCAACGCCGTTCAGGGCGAGTTCGGCAGAAAGCTGAGCGGCGCGAAGACGCTGGAACAAGCGCGGAAGATCGGCGCGCAGTACGTTGAGAAGATCGGTTCCGTCATCAGCGGTCTTGACCCCGATTCCAGGATAGGCAAATACGCCAAGAGCATCCAGGCGCAGATCAACAGCGCCGCGATAAACTTCAACGCGTTGTCGGGCGGCGAAGAATCCCAACGGTCAGGCGTCAAGAAAAACAAAAAAGATCTTGCCAAGAAAGCCGCCGACGAGGCGCGGCGGGCGCAGCTGGCCGAGTACGACAAGCTGCGCTGGCAGAACAGCGCCGGCTTCTTGAGCGACGCTGACTATTCCGCCCTCCTGCAAAGCCGTCTTGCCGAACAGACGAAAGGGCTGAACTGGAAGGATTGGGGCGCCGACGCCCGCTCGACGTTCGACGAACTGCAGCGCGTCGTCGCCGAACAGGCCGCCCCGGCCATGGACACTCTCAAGGAGCGCTTCGCGTCCGGGCAGATCACCGCCGGCGAGTACCAGGCCCAGCTTCAGGCGCTGATGGACCGGTACGGCCAGTTCCCTGGCGTCACCGAGAAGATCAAGCTGGCCATGGACGGCGCGAAGGAGAAAACGCTGACCTTCGCCGAAGGCATGAAAGCCGCCATCGACGACGCCAAAGACGCCGTCGATGGACTGTCCGTGACCATGGGCACGGGGCTGGCCGACAGCTTCGCGCGCGCCGTCGCCTACGGCGAAAGCCTGGGCGACAGCCTGAAAAAGCTCGGCCAAGACATCGTCTACACCGTTATGAAGATGTGGATGCTGCAGAGCGTGACCCGCATGTTCGGCGGTCTTTTCGGCGGCGGCAGCGCGGTCAGCTCCACGGCCGGCATCGACAACGCCGTTCAGGCTGCCGGCGGGCGTATGCTGGCGTCCGCTTACGGCAACGCCTTCAGCGCCGCCGGCGTGGTCCCTTTCGCCAATGGCGGCGTCGTCAGCCGGCCGACCCTGTTCAAGTTCGCCCGCGGCACCGGTCTGATGGGCGAAGCCGGGCCGGAAGCCATCATGCCCCTGCAGCGCGACAGCCGCGGCCGCCTGGGCGTCAGCGCCGAGGGGATCGCTCCCGGCGGCGTCTACGCGCCGCAGTTCAACATCATCGTCCACAACGAGGGCGTCGGCAACATGAGCGACGAACAGGCGCAGACTATGGGACGCAATCTGCGCGACGCCATCGATACGCGCGTCGCCGAGAACCTGAGCGTCTACAAGCGCATGGGGTACTTCAACAATTCCTTCGCTTAAAATTACCGCCGCAGGAAAAGGGTTTTTCTCTGAGACTGTCAGGGAAAAACCCTTTTTCTATGACAGTCTCAGAGGTGACGATCATGAGTTATAACACTTTTATACCCGCCCGGACTCCGACCGACTGCGACATTTCGACCGAAATACGCACTGTCGGCGTCGATTTCGGCGACGGCTACAGGCAGACTGCGCCCGACGGACTCAACGCCGCCCGCGGGAAGATCAGCGTCAAATGGTCTAACCTTACGATCGCCCAGTGCCGGAGCATCGACGCCTTTTTCGACGCGCAGTACGCGGCGCCGTTTTGGTGGACGCCGCCGCAGACCACGGCGCGGAAGCTCTGGCGCTGCACCTCGTGGAGCGCCAGTTACCACGATACGGCCGCCGACGTCAGCGCGACCTTCGAGGAGGTCTTCGCATGAGCGCCCTTTTGCAACAGGAGGCGCAAAGCCTCAACCCGTCCGCGGTCATCCACCTTTTTACGCTCAACGCCACGAGCATCGGCGGATCAGCGTACCGCTTCAGCCCGGAGCGCGAACCCGACGGCGGCGCCGTCGCATTCGGCGGGCTCGATTACCCGCAGCTGGCGGTCAAGTGCGAGGGATTTGAATGGAACGGCGAAGGCACTCTCCCGCGCCCCAAGATCAGCGCCGAATCCCTCAACGACACATTCTACAGCCTTGTCGTCTATACCAACGGCGCGCAGGGGGCCCTTATCCGCCGCGACCGCACGCTGGCAAAATTCCTTGACGGCCATGAATACGGCGGCCGCGGCATCAAGTTCAGCTCGGATCTTTACATCGTCGACCGCGTGCTCACGCTGACCAAGAGCTGCGTCGTCCTCGAACTGCTTATGCCGCTCGACCTGCCCAGATGCGAGCTGCCGGCCCGCATGGCGCTGCGGGACATGTGCCCGTGGGTGTACCGGCGCCGGGAAAACGGGGCTTGGGTTTACGACCAGACGGGCAACGCCTGCCCTTACGCCGGCAGTTCCTGTTTCGACAAATTCGGCCAGCCCTGCGGAGCCGCCGACGACGCCTGCGGGCATACTCTTTCGGACTGCGTCAAGAGGTTCGGGTCCAGACGGGCGCTGCCTTACGGCGGTTTCCCCGGACTGGCGAGGACGCGGGCGTAAATGCACGGCGAACTTTACCCCGCCATCGCCGGCTACATGGCGTCGAAATATCCGCAGGAGGGCTGCGGGCTCATCGTCGGCGGAGCGTTCGTCCCCGTCGACAACGTTGCCGGGGATCCGGCGGAGGATTTTATCATGCCGCCGGACACGATGCTGAAATATCCCGACGCGCAGGCCGTCGTGCACAGTCATCCGGACGGCCCCGACTTTCCCAGCGCTGCGGACATGGCCGGTCAGATCGCTACGGGGATCCCCTGGGGACTGTGCGTCGTCTCCGCGGACCGGCTCGTGTCGAAGCCGTGGTACTGGGGAGACAGCCTCGATCCGCCGCCGCTGGTAGGCCGCGAGTTTCGCCACGGTCCCAGCGGCACGGACAACAAAGGCGACTGCTACGCCCTGATCCGCGATTGGTACCGCCTGCAGAGAGGGGTCGCGCTGCCGGATTTTCCCCGCGACGACGCATGGTGGGAAACGGGCGGCAACTTGTACGAAGAGCACTTCGCCGAAGCCGGCTTTTGCGAAATACCGGCATCCCAAGCCAACGACAGCGACGTTTTCCTGATGAAGGTCATGAGCGACAGGACGAACCACGCCGGCATCCTGACCAGCGGCTGTCAGCTGATCCTGCACCACTTGAGCGGCCGCCTGTCGCGGCAGGAGCCGATGGGCATGTGGCGCAAGTTCATCACGAAGTGGGTGAGATACAAAAATGCTTAGGCAACTGGTCTTGCAGGGCTCGCTGGCGCAGTTCGGCGGGCCCTATTTGTTTGACGTGTCCAGTGTGCAGGAAGCCGTCCATGCGCTGACGACGCAGGTGAAAGGGGCTTACGGGGCCATCCGCCGCGGCGAGTTCACCGTGTTTGCCGACGAGCTGCAGCTGGATGAAAACGAAATCGGCTTCAGCCTCGGCGCAGTTCAGTGCATTCGCGTCGTTCCGGTCCCTGCCGGGTCGAAGCGCCAGGGAGTCTTCAAGGTCATCCTGGGCGTGGCGCTGCTGGGAGTGGGGCTTGCCGTGGGAACGACGGGAAGCTTCCTCGGCCTCAAGGCGGCGTCCTGGTTCACCATGGGCGCGGGCATGGTCCTCAACGGCGTTGCTCAGATGCTTTCACCGATGCCGTCCATGTCCACCGGCGACAACGAAAAAGCCAACGAACGACAGTCCTATGTGTTCAACTCGCCGGTGAACGTCTGCGAGGAAGGGCACTGTATCCCTGTCGTTTACGGCAAAGCTTACAGCGGCAGTATCGTCGCATCGTCCGGTCTGTCGGTGGACGACGTCGACCTGTCGCTCGACGACGTCACGGGATTCAGCGCTTCGGCCGGCGTCGGCCGCATTTCCGCCAGCTGGACCGCCGTCAGCGGCGCCCAGGACTATCAGGTGAAATGGACGGGGCCGGCAAGCGGCAGCACTGCGACGACGCGCACAAGCGTATCAAAATTGGGATTGCCGGCCGGCAACTATACGGTTTCCGTGTTGGCGCGCAACGGCAGTTTGACTTCAAAAAACTGGAAGAGCGCGTCGGCGGAAGTGACGGCGTCCAGCGGGGGCGGGGGCGGTGGCAATGACGGCAGCGATGGAGGCGATAACAATTGAGGCGGGAACCGAACGTCATTTCCGGAAGCAAGGGCAAAGGCGGGGGCGGCGGTTACCGCGCTCCCGTGGAAGAGGCCGACAGCCTTCAGGCGATCCAGTACGCCACGCTGCTGGACGTGGTCAGCGAGGGACCTATCGTCGGCCTTGTGGACCGGGATAAAAGTATCTATTTGAACGAAACTCCCCTGCGCACGGCCGGAGGCACGCTGACGCTGCCCGGAGTATCGTGGCAGATGAGGATCGGCGCTCCGGATCAGTCGGCCCTGCCCTACGCTTCGGGATCGGAAGCGGAAATCGGCGTCGGCGCCGAGGTCACCAACCTGTACCCCAAGGGCGAGGGCCCCGACAGTGGCTGTTACCGCTTCAGCGTCACCAACGAGCTGAACACTCGGCTGCGGATCACTCTGGGCGTGCAGGGGCTGTACAAACAGCTGACGGATCAGGACCATGCCGGCGACGTCGTGGCCGCGTCCGTAGGGTATCGCATCGTCATCACCGACGCGGACAACAAAACGATCGCCGATTACAGCCGCACGCTGAAAGGCAAGACTTCCAGCCAGTATCTGTGGGACATGACGTTCAGCCTCAAAGGGAAAGCCCCGTGGCTGGCGACAGTCTACAAGACCAGCGCCGACAGTTCCAGCGGCGCCCTGGTGAACAATCTTTACCTGTCGAGCTATACGGAAATCATCGGTTACGGCTTCACCTACCCCAACACCGCCGTGATCGCCCTTAAAGCCAGCGCCGAGAGCTTCGGCGGCAGCGTGCCTTCCCGCGTCTATTACGTAAAGGGGCTGAAGGTGCAGGTGCCGAGCAACTACGATCCGGAAACCCGCGGCTACTCCGGCGTCTGGGACGGGATGTTCAAGCTTGCCTGGACCGACAACCCCGCCTGGATCTTTTACGACATGGTCGTCAACGACCGTTACGGCGTGGCCAAGTATCTGCCGCAGGCATATCTGGACGGGCATGACCTGTGCGACAAGTGGTATCTGTACCGTATCGCCCAGATCTGCGACGAACTGGTGCCCGATGGTCTCGGCGGCGAGGAACCCAGGTACACTTTCAATTACCAGATCGCCGGCGCGGGCGAGGCCAAGGAAGTGCTGCAGTCCATCGCCAGCGTCTTCCATGGCATGACGTATTGGGGCAACGGTCTGGTTTACGCCCGGGCGGATTTTAACGACGATCCGGTCAGGACGATCACGCAGGCCAACGTCAAAGACGGCGTCATCGACTACGCGAGCGCGTCCATGCAGGAGCGCCACAGCGTCGCCCTGGTCAAGTGGAACGACCCGTCGGATCTGGGGAGAAGCCACGTCGAAGCTGTCTACGACTGGGACGCCTATCGGAAGCTGGGCTACCGGCCTATCGAAACAGTGGCTTACGGCTGTTATTCCCGCGGCCAGGCTCACCGCCACGGCAAGTGGCTGCTGGCCAGCGAGGAAACGCAGTGGATAGCCACAGTGGAGATGGGACTGGACGGTTTCGATCTGGTGCCGGGGGATATCGTTAAAATAGCGGATCCCGCCTGGATGGGCTACCGCGCCAGCGGGCGCGTCCTTTCGCTCAGCGCCGACAGGAAGGCGGTCACGCTCGACTCCGGCTTTGACGCGTCCAGCGGCGGCGGTTACCAAATCTCCATCTGCGACACCGACGGCACGGAAGAGACTCGCGATATTGCGGGTGTCAGCGGAGCTGTCGTCATGGTGGAGACCCCCTTCGCAAAAACGTTTGTGGATCATGCCGTCTGGAGCATCGCCGGCGCGTCGGCCGCAGCCCGTCAGTTTCGCGTGCAGTCGGTCAAAGAAACCGACAAAGCGACGATCCAGGTCAAGCTGCTGGAGGTCAACCCCAACAAGTTTGCCTGGATCGAACAGAATCTGCGTCTCGAAGAACCTCCTTCCCGACGGCCGCTGAAAGGCGAGGCGGCGGTTCCGGAGAATCTTTCGGTGTCCGAATATACCGCGACGGTCAACGCCAGGCTGGTTCAGAAAGCGCTGTTTTCGTGGGGTTACAACACGGCGAACTTCGACGTCACGCAGTACCGCGTCCGCTACACTGACGCGCTGGGCGGCGCCCACTATTCAGCGTGGCAGAGCGAGAACAGTTTCGAACTGTCCAACGTGCAGACGGGCACATGGAACTTTGCCGTCCAGGGCAGGACTTTTGACGGACGCGTCTCTGCATGGGCAACAACAACGCACGAGATGGCCGGCATCTCCGCCCTGAAACCGGCGAACGTCGGCTCGCTGCGCCTGTCCGAGTGGGGCTATATGCAGAAAGACGGCGTGCACGTGTCAAACGTCGACGTCGCGTGGGGCGACCCCGCCGGCATGCAGCCGGAAGCCGTCGCCGGGTTCGAGATCTACTGCCGCTACGGCGCCGCCGCCAAGTGGCAGCGGTACGGCACGGCCGACGCCGGCGAGCGCGCGCACACGATCGAGAACGCCCGCACCAAGAAGACCATCTCCGTCATGGTCAAAACCAAGTCCAAGCTGGACATCCTCGCCTCCGGCGTCTCCGCCTCGCTGGCCATCGTCGGCAAGGACGCGCCGCCGGGCACGCCGGCGAACTTCGCCGTGCGCCAGGACGAGTACGACCGCACGCGGCTGCTTTTGTCGTGGAGCGCCGTCTCCGAGCCGGACATCGCCGGCTACCGCGTCTATCTCGACGGCGCCGAGACCCTGCACCTGACGCCCGCGACCGCGGCCACGATCCCGCTGACGTCCAGCGGAGAGCACACGCTCCGGCTGGTGTCCGTCGACAACAGCGGTCAGGAATCCGCGCCCGCCAGTACTGCGGGAACTTACACTATCGTACCCGAAGACGTCTCCGGCCTGACCGCGACGCAGGCCGCCTACGAGCGCACGACCGTCGTCCTGACCTGGGACGCCGTGCCCGGCAAGGACATCGAGGGCTACGAGGTGCGCGAAGGCGCGTCGTGGGACGAGGGCACGGTCGTCACGGCGCGGGTACAGGCGACGCGGCTGGAACTGCGTATCGAGACCGAGCGGACGCACACCTGGTGGGTCGCCGCCCGCACCGCCGGCGGCACGATGTCGCAGTCGCCGCAGAGCGTGACGGGCGTGTTCGAACTCAATCCGTCCGCGCCGGGCGGGCTGGTGGTGACGCAGGACGCCTACGATTCGACGCGGCTGGCCATCAGCTGGACGCCGTCGCCGGATCTGGACGTCGTCTCCTACGAGGTGCGCGACGGCATGACATGGGCAAGCGCCGCCCCGCTGGGCGTGACTGCAGATCCCCGCCTGACCGTGACGATGCCCGCTTCACACGAGTACAACATTCTGCTCCGCGCCAGGAACAAGGCGGGGCTGGAGAGCGAAACGGCGAGCGCTTTTTACGAGGCGACGCTGGAGCCCCAGAACGTGCTCGGCTTCCAGGCCGTGCAGGACGGCGGCAGCGTCGATTTCACGTGGCGCAAGAACCCCGAGAACGACATCGAGGGCTACGAGATCCGCGAGGGCTTCAGCTGGGATTCCGGGCAGATCGTCGCCACCGGCGTCACGCAGACGGAGGCGACTTCGCTGCTGACGGTCGTGCGCGCGCACCGGTACATGATCAAGGCGGTCAACCGCGCCGGGTACTACTCGCCGCAGGCGGCGAGCGCCGTGCTGAACGTCGACAGCCTGCCGCCCAAAAACGTGCTGCTGACGTGGGACGACATCACCGCGCAGGACGGCACGCACAGCGACACGCGCTTCGCGCCCAACCCCGCCACATGGGCGAACGCGTCCGGTAAGTGGAGTGACTACGCCGGGCGGCGCTGGATCGATCTCGGCGCCGGCCTCGTGCTGACACTGGCCGCGGGCGCCACGGCCGGCGTCTGGACGTCGCCCGTGCGCGACGTAGGGCGACTGATCTCCGCCAACCTGACGCACGACTTTATGACGCTGTCGCGCACGGGATCGAGCGTGGAGATCCAGTACCGCGCCTCGCAGGACGGCGCGGCCTGGTCGGACTGGAAGCGCTGGCAGCCGCACCAGGAGACGCTGCGCTGTTTGCAGTACCGCGTCGTCATGAGCGCTGTAGACGCCGCGCAGCCGCCTTATGTGACGGTCCTGCAGGTGACGGTGGACATGCCCGACGTGGTCAAGGCCGGGCGCGTTACGGTCAGTTCGGCCGGTGAGGCGGCGATCTCTTACGGCTTCGAGTACGCCGTCCCGCCGACGGTGGTGCTGACGGCCGACGGCGCGTCCAGGCGGGCGCTGCTGGTCGGAACTCCGGGAACGTCGGGCTGCACAGTCAAAATCGTCGACACCGCCGGCGCCGCGGCGACCGGCGTCGTCAACTGGACTTCTTACGGATATTAGGAGAGTGATTGCATGGCATACAACGCCAACCTGCCGGCCGACAACGGCTTTATCGCCGACGGCCCGGGCGAACTGCGCGAGAACTTCCGCGCGCTGAAAGAGGACAAGATCGTCAACGCCGGGAAAGTGAAGGGCCTGGAGCCGGGGCACGCCTCCGGCAACATCCCCGTCAGCGACGGCACGCTGAACACCGGCCTGAACGCCGACCAGCTGGACGGCCACGACAGCGCCTATTTTTCGGCGGACGGTCACGTCCACGGCGCGGCTACCCCCACGAGCAACGGCTTCATGAGCAATACGGACAAGGCAAAGCTGAACGGCATCGCTGCAAATGCCGAGGTCAACCAGAACGCGTTTGCCAAGGTCAAGGCGGGCGGCGTCACGGTCGAAGCGGATCAGAAGTCAGACACGCTGGAGCTGGTGCCCGGAAGCAATATCACCATCACGCCGGACGCGGCGAACGACAAAATCACGATCGGATTGCCGGCGTCACTTGGCGTAGACATCACGGGGACGGCGGCGAAGTGCAACGGCTGTGGAGAAATCATGCCTACAGAACTGACAAACAGCAACGAAGGATCGTTACGGATGAGTGGTTTTTATCAAACATCCCAAGGGGTTGCTGATGGCTCTTCCGCTGGGACGAGCTATGCATCGATTATCCAAGCGTCCCGCAACAATAGTCGGGTCAATCGAATCATTTTACGCGGTGACACGTCGCCATCTCGAGTGTACCATCAGGCATATAACGAAGGTACATGGGGACCGCTGACTAGGTTTGTCATGGAGGGCGACAACATCACCGGCAACGCCGCCAGCGCGACCAAGCTCGCCACGGGGCGGACGATCCAAACCGACCTGGGCTCGACGTCTGCGCCGTCGACGGCACGGCAAACGTAACGCCCGGCGTGAAAGGGATCCTCCCCGTCGCGAGGGGCGGCACCGGCGCGTCAGCCCTATCAAGCATCACCGTCGGCAAGGCCACGCAGGATTCCGCCGGGCAGCAGATCAACTCGACGTATATCAAAGGGCTGTCCATCAGTGGCAGGACGATAACGTACACCAAGGGGAACGGATCTACGGGGACGATCCAAACGCCGGCCGCGCCGATGACTCCCACAAGCTCCTACTGGAAATCAATAAGTATCAGTAATGGACGCTTTACATTACCTAGCGGTGGAACATGGACTTATGCTGCGATTGCTAGGCAATCAACGAACACTATGACAATATTGGATAATGTAGGCGTCGCCGCCGGAGGCACAACGATCCAGACAAGCCTTCAAACCTTTAGTGTCGGCGATGTTTTAGTATGGAGGATTGCCTAAATGTACGAAAATCTGACTAGAAACATCGACGGCAGCTACACATTTGTGAAAAACGGCTACCCCTACAACTGCCCGAACATGGGCGAGTGGGCGCTCTCCGGGGAATACGCCGCTGTCCACGCCTACGCGCTTGAGCATCCCGACGAAGTGACGGTCGAGCCGGAACCCGATCCGCCGACGCTGGAAGAGCTGCGCGAAGCCAAGCGCCGTGAAATATGGGGTGCGGGCGACGCAATCTTGGCCGCGGTGAAGCGCAACTACACGCAGGCGGAGATCGAATCGTGGAGCAAGCAGGAGCAGGGCGCGAAAGACCTCGCTGCGGGCGTGACCGACAGCGAAGCGGCGCAGTTCGTCGCGGGCATCGCGACGCTGCGGGGAATCCCCGTCGACACGCTGCGCGACAAGATCCTCGCCAACGTCGCGGCCTATGGCCAGTTGTGCACGGCCGTGATCGGCACGCAGCAGCGGCTCGACGACCTGATTAAGGGTGCGCAGACGGCCGACGATCTGGCGGCCGTCACGTGGCCGGAGACTTTGGGATAGGAGGCGATACCATGGAGATGCTGAGCCCGCATTTTAGTCTCGACGAGTGCAAGTGCCGTTGCAAGCGGCACAAAGACGCACCGCACTGCAACGTCAGCCCGCGGCTGCTGATGATGGCGGAAAAAATACGCGACCTGCTCAGGCAACCGATGATCGTGACGTCGGTGTGTCGGTGCCGCGAGCATAACGCGAAAGTCGGCGGCAGCCCGCAGAGCAAGCATCTGCTCGGTCGGGCGATGGACTTTTACTGCAAGCGCCTGTCGCCGCAAGCGGTTTACGACGCCATCGTCCGCGCCTGGGAGAACGGCGAGCTGTCGGAACTGGGCGGCGTGGGTATTTACGACTGGGGCATCCACATCGACACGAAAAAGGCTCCTGACGGGCATCTGAGGCGCTGGGACAAAAGAAAGGCGAGATAGTATGCCGGGAGAGGAACAGCATGAGAAGGAACTCTACGATCTGTTGGTGACAGGGGGGTGGGGTGCCGTGATCGCGATGATTTTTCAGGCCGCGGGCATGTTCCGCGGCGAAGACAAAAAATTCCGCTGGGGAAGCTGCGTGGTGTCGCTTATTAACGCCGGCTGCGTCGGAGCGCTGACCGCGTGGCTGGTCAACGAGTTTGGCGTGCCGTACCGGCTGCGCGCCGTGATCATCGCCATCTGCGGGCGCGTCGGCGCGCCGTTGCTGGACATCGTGTACATCGAGGTACAGGAGACGGTCAAAGCTGCGTTTGACGGCGTGCAAAAGTGGTTGTCGGAGGGGAAGTGGGATCGGCATGACCGGGAATAGACTGTTTGAGATCGTGCCGGATAAAAAACGCCGCCGCTGGCTCTACGCGCTGGCGGCGGTTATCGTTGTCGGACTGCTAGCGGCGTGGTACTGGCATGGCTATACTGGCCGCGGCGAGACCGATATCATGATATCTCGTCTGCGCGAGAGCGCCGCCACGTCCGAGCGCCGGGCGGACGTTATCGTGGATGCCACCAAGCAGAGGGAGGTGACGACTCGTGCTGAGGCCAAAAAACGGACTGATGATCTGCCTGCTGACCGTCTTGCTGCTGCTCTTGACGCCATGCTCGCCGAGTACCGCGCAGGACGTTAAGCGCGTCTCCGGCGGTTACCTGCTGAGCGAGCAGGCCATGCGCGACACGGTCGCAGGCTGGCAGGCGGATCGTGAATCCGTCCGCGTGCTGCGGCAGGGCATGGACGAGCTGCGGGCGGAGATCGCCGCGCAGGCCGAGGACACGCGGCGGCTGGTGGCCGATCTCAGGCGCGAGCTGGCGGCGGAGCGGGCGGAGTTCAATAGGCGCATACGGCGAGGCAAGGCGCAGGGATTACTAATCGGGCTGCTGATTGGAGTGGCCGGAGCCGCAATCGCAAAATAA